CGCCTTCAATCATGCGGCCATTGCCGTCTAACGTCAGATTATAGGTGCCGAGATTACCGGCTGCATCGGCAATAGCTAGCCTCTGCCCAGCGAAGGGCTGCGGATGAAGCTTGAGGGTCTTTGCCGAGGAAAGATTAAGAACAAGGCGGACATTACTAGGGACGTATTGAGACGTATCCCAACTCTCGTCATAGGTTCCACCGATGTTCAAGTCTTCAATCGGGTCTCCGACCTCGTAGCCGATGATTGATTGAAGAATTGTATTAAGGCGATTGAGCGCCTCGGTAACTTGATTGGCATTGGGCGCATTGCCCATCGGGATAAGATTGCTCTCCCTGTAGGCATCAGAAATAATGCTAGAAGCTAGAGTAGTCATTCAAATCCCTTCTTGGCAAACTTTGCCAAAAATAAGGGGAGGCCCAGCGGACCAGACCTCCCCAAATTCATTACGCACCGTTGACGCGAACAATCCGACGACGGTCGCGGACGTTGACAGTCATGGCGCAGTCGAAACGGATGCTGTGAGCACCAGTTGCGAAGTCGCTGTGCTGCCACATACGGACGCTCATCGGGACCTTCGTAAGCGACACGCGCTTGGAAGTGTCCGAAGCCGGGGTGATGAGGTCAGCGGTGCTAACCACAATCGCGGGCTTCTGGATGAGAACGCGCGGCGTGTAAGCCGTGCTCGCCGTGCCACGCCAAGTGATAACAGCGTTATCAGCCGGAGCAGCGCTCACCGTGCGGTGGGCCGTGTTGTTGTTCGTATCACCGATGATGATAGCCGGGAAGATGCGGAGAGCCGCAACTGCGCCGGTGCCGTCAGCGGTCGTGTCACCGACAACGCGGAACTGCTGAAGATGCGGCAGGATTTGCTGCTTGCGATTGTCCCACGCATAGACACCAGCAATGGTGAAAATCTCACCATCCTTAATCGTGCCATTAGCGCCAAAACCGTCAGCCGCAAGGGTCTGGGTCATATACTGACCGTTGACGGTCGAAACCGCGACGTCCTTGTAGTTCTTGTTCTGGGCTGCACCGTTCACCGCACCGTTGGTGCGAGTGCCGGGGGTAATCGAAGAAAGCTGCTGCGTAAACATCGTCGGCAGACCGGCAATCTCACCCTCGAAGCCCTTACGGAACGTCTGGGTCGAGAGGCTATCGGTGGCGGTGTAAGCCACGACCGAGGTAGCAAGAGACTGCTTGTCGTCATACGACAGGACCATACGGAGGTCGCTATCGTCGACACCTTCCTTCTTCAGACGGGTATAAGCCGTCAGGACGTCGGCATAGGTAGCGACATTGTTGCCAGCGGTGCCGACCTCGTTGTTCGCAGCCAGAGCCGCAGCCTGAAGGACAGCGGCATCAATCTGCTCAGCGAGATTGACAGCAGCCTGCTTCAAGGCTTCGCTCTTACGAGCATCGCCGATATCACGGATAGCCGCGAAGTCCGCCCAACCCATCGACGTTCCATAGACGTCATTGACGGTGTAGGTTTCGGAACCGAACGTGCTGTCCTGAACGCCGCCAGACAAGTCCTGAACACCGCCGGTGCTATGCGTCACAACGTAACGCGGAGCAACCTGCTCAGAAACCTTGAGGCCATTGCGCTCATTCATTTCGCCGTCGAACTGCCGCCAAGTGACGAGGTCCGCCGCAAGGAGATTGTTCTGGAACGTCGCCGCGAAGGCATTAAGAACCAGCCTAGACTGGTCAACAGTATTAGTAGCCATTAGCTATGTATTCCTTTCATATAGCTAACGCTTTCGGAAGTTACTTCTTACCAAAGAACTCCTTCTCGAAAGCACTCAAATCGGTAGTGTCACCGGCTACTGAGAACTTGCCAGAGGAACCACGATTACGGTTCTCGGGCGGGTTCGGTGCCGCTGACTGCTTCTTAGTGTTGCGCTTCTCTTCTACCGTTGACTTCACGAACTTAGCGTCCAGTCGGCCAATGGCGAGAGCGGCAGCAGCAGGTCCAGACGCAACGATTTTCTGGGCCTCGCCGATATTTTGAGAGAAGTAATACATAATCTGCGGACCGTTATCGCAGGACATAATGGTTGCGGCCAGGTATTCGCCGTAGTTCGGGTCGATGCCAGAGAAAGCAGCGCCTACATCAGCGAGACTATCGCGGAGGTCAGGCAGTTCTTTCTCAGCCTCGTCGAGCTTTTGAAGCCATGAGTTTTTCAACTCTTCCTGAGCGGCTTCAACCATACGTTGCTGTGCTTCTTTGGCTTCCGTCTCTTTCGCAGCCTTGGTTTCCTGAGCAATCGTGAACCTTGTAAGGTCACGAATAAAGCCGGGGTCAAACTCGCCCAGCGGATACACAGGATTACCGTCTTTATCGACTGCATCGGGTGACGGGGCCTCAGGAGCGGCAGCGGTAGCTTCGGTCTGAGGTTCTGTCTTAGCTTCAGTTGGAACCTTAAGCGCCTCTACTGCGGCACGAAGTTCAGCGAGTTCGCGTTCCTTCTGCTTGTTAGCGGCGTAAAGTTCTTCGATACGTTCCTTGGCAGACTTCTTACCCTTCTTCTGAGGTTCGGGCTTTTCGTCCTCATCCTCATCAGACTGGTCTTCATCCTCATCCGGCTCTTCCTCCGAATGGGCATCTTCATCAGCTTCGGTTGCAGGGGTATCGTCCCCGTTCTCATTGACGTCCTCGTCATTCTCTTCATTCGCGGCAGGGGCTTCCTGCTTGTCCTCCGGTGGCGTTTCACCGCCGAAGAAGGAAGTGGAGAAGTTGTCGAGGTTGTCCATATCGACAAGATTACTGTTGTCGTCAGTCAAAGTGCGTCCTTTCAGACGTTCCCAAGTTGCGGATTATTCAGAAGGCTGGGCTGAGGCGCTTCCATCCGAGGTCTCGTTCTCCGCAGCCTCTGCCGCATCGGCAGTCTGCGCGATACCAGCGGCATCGACTAGAGCAGAGTGTGTTCCTTCGAGCATACGAAGTGCCGTATCGGCATTATGCTCAAGTTTCTGTAGATTTAGTTGCTCGTCATCCTTGAGGATAGCGGCATAAGCTGTAAGACGTGCAGTTTCAGCCTGATATTCCTGAATTGCGAGCTTCTTCTGTTCGATTTGAAGCTTATTCTCTTCGATATCGTGCTTGCTCTTAAGCAGGAGGTTCTCTTGCTGAAGCTTAATAAGCTCTTCTTGAGCCTGTTGCATCTGTTCTTGAACCTGCGCCTGCTGCTGCATTATCGCCTGCATATCGGGCGCTTGCTGACCCATTTCAGCCTTCTCCTTATCGGAGAGAAGCTGCGGCGGAATAGTTTTCCGCAGACGGTCGGCGAGTTCTTCAGAACCCGGCCAATCTTGAGCCTTGACAACCAAGTCACCAGCAATCTGCATCAACTCAGGGAATACCTGAATTGCGTCCATCATGCTCTGAGCAGCTTCAACCCTACGGGTAGTGTAGGAAGCGCCGCTAGTGATAGCAACGTCATAGGTGCCGATAGATAGGTCAGGAGACTTCGGGTCCATCGGGTCGTTAATTTTGACTAGCTTCGTGCTTTCGTCCTCACCAATGGTGCGGATGATACGAGTGCCGTCGTAAATCTGACCGATAAGCTGGTTGATAACATCGCCAGCTTCAAGAATAGAGGCGTTGACGTTGTCGTAATAAGTAAGTGAAGCGACGTCGCCTTCGCGCTGCCGTGCCATAATCGCACGACCTGAGGTCTCATTGGATTTAATACCCAAGCTGGCATCGTGGATGCCGGTGACGTCCTTCATGTCCTGAGTGTTAATCTGCGCCTCATTCAAGAGGGCAGTCTGCATAACAGGAGGCTCGACGCGCTGAATGTCCGTTCCGATGTTCGCACCCTCGTTAATAACGAGAAGCGGGTCACGAGTAAGGTGAGCCTTGCGAAACTGGTCCTCACGGCCCTCAACTGCTGTCTCAGTCGCAAGCCACTGAGCCTTCGGGGCGTAGCCCAACTGCTCGGCGGCAACTGAACGCCAGAAGTTCCTCAGCCGAGCAGGGTCCTTCATGTAGCGAACGAGACCATAGCGAACTCGGCGGTCTCCGATGGAGACTATGCGGCCCGACATACGGATAATAGGAAGACGGTTGAGCTTATACTCGTAAGGTCCGGCCAGAATTTTCCAGCCAGTTACGAGGTGCATCTGGGCATAGCGGCAAGGAGATAGCCGCGACTTCACCAAGTTTCCGTGTTGCTCGTGAAGCTTATCGACTTCGTCACCTTCAATGACGTGGATGGTGCCGTCTTCAAACATACCGAGCAGACGCATCCGCTCAATCATACGCCAATGTTCAGTGACACGGACGGTCCCGTTCTCGACCCATCCGCTCTGCGCCATAGACGCCCGTTCGCTATCGTTTAGCTTCGAGGGGTCGGCATCCTTCCAGCTACGCTTGAACTCCTTCTCAGGAATTGTATCATCAACGAAGCAACGAAGGGCATCACGACCCGTGGGGTCGATGCTCAGGCGGTCCCAGAGAACCGAAAGACAGTCGTCAATCGGAGCAAAGAGGATTTCTTGGTCGAAGACGTCTTCATTGGCATACTGGACAGCGATGCGGAAAGCGGCATCACCACACTGTATCATGCTCTCGAAGGCGTTGTCTAGAACGCGGTCTGAGCGGCTTTTCGTCTGAATGGCTCGGATTAGGTCCGAACGGATATCTGCAATGTCCCTATCACCATCGGTGTTCGGTATGACCTTGACGCCGTTCCTATTCTCACGCCAGTCACCGACTAGCTGAGCAATGAACTGCGGAATGGTGTTAATAGTTAGACACGGGAGACCGACACGCTGTTGGAGGACAACGGGGTCCCACTGTTCGCCTGCTACGAACTTCTTATCTTCGATGATAGCTTTACGGTTATCGGCATCTGCTTGGAGGTCTAGGTTATAGTTCTCGCGCAAGTCTTCGAGATACTCTTCGACGCTATCAAAACCCTCGGGGATATAACTATCCTCAGGCTTTACGAGGTCCTCGCTATCGAAGGAGAGAGTATCAATCTCCGTGGCTTTATCAGAAATCTTTGTTGCCATTACCCTGTCATCCAAGAGGTATCGCTCTCGCCGCGATAGACGTTAGTTTTCTTCTGCTGATTGGTGACGTCTATTAGCTTATAGCCCTCTTCTTCTTTACGTTTTCTCCGGCCAGTTAGCCGTGTGAAAAGCGAAGTAAGGCCCCACACAAGAGCGTCAACGCGGTCAGGGCTGTCTCCTGCTGTCCGCTCGCCGTCAGTAGTAAATAGGCACATCTGGTCTTCAAGGGCGTTAAACCGCCCGACATGATGGACCCTTCCTTGTTCGTATAATGCTGCAATGGGTTCTGCACGGACACGTTTTCCTCGTGTTGCCGTCACTAGAGTAACGGGGACGTTTCTATCTTTAGAACGCAACACGGCTTCGACCATTTCACCGCCCTGATTTTTCTCAGCGACGATACGGTCGGCATCTAATTCGTGGTAAAGTCGAACAGCGGCTGCTGCCCATTCGTCAGGAGAGCCTCGTAGTGAACGGTCGGCAAGGACGTATCCGCGTTGATAGCCGTCTGCATCACGAGCGACACCAACTGCGACAATTCCTGTTTCGTCAGCGTCTTCCCCACTTGTTGCAGCAGGGTCAACAGCGACAATAATTCTGTCGAGTTCGGGAGCTTCTGGTTTTCTATTTCCATCAAGCATGTCCCTGTTCCAGAGCGCGCCGGGCATGTCGTCGAGGATTTCACCTTCGAGTTCCTGCCGTCCGAGACGGGTATTGCCATATCGTTCCTCAACCTGTCGTAGGAAGTTCGATGCTAGATTGCTTGCGTTATCGTAGGTTCGACCCCTCGTGACATAACAAGAAGGGTCATTAACAAGTCGCCTAACGACGGGGATGGGTCGAGGTGTAGTCGTAACGATTTGTCTCGGATGCTCTCCCAAGCGGAGACCCATCTGAAGCATATCCCAAGTTTCTTGTGCATATCGCCACTTCGCAAGTTCGTCGCACCATGCGAGGTCGAACTGAGGTCCGCGAAGCTGGTCAGGCTCGACGGCATTGAACAGGATAGCCTGTGCGCCGTTAGGCCATTCTACCAATCGCTTCGATGGGTAGTAGGTAGGCTTGAAGTCTGGGGGAGCGACAGAGACGATGCCCGCCGGTCCAAGAACCATGACG